CTGCCATGGATTACTCCTTAGATGATACCAGTAAGGTTAATTAACGAATAATCGGTAGTTACATTAACTATCATAACAACACCTATTACTTGTATAACATCTCCTGCTGCTGGTCCAACTGCCCCTGCGGCACCTAAGGGTACTGCATGATTACCAACAACAAGTGTTCCTGAAGTTAATACGGCTTGCGGACCTGAAACTGCGAACCAACCATAAGCACTAGCGGCCATGTCAACTACGGTTACACCTAAGGTAGCACCTGTAGTTGTAGCGGCTTGAACAATTTGACCACTGCGTGGGTCAGGTATTAATGTTACTCGTGAGCTTGTGGTTATAGCCGTTGCTAAATCATCATAACAAGTAATTACTATTGAAGGATCCGCTGAATGGTCATGTGCGGGGTTAGATTTAATTCTAAGCATTTGCCCTTCACCAGCAGCATCGTTGATATAAAGGTATCCGTTAGCATACTGATTCAGCGTAATATCAGTACCTGCGGTTTCAACTGATATTGCGGTTTCACCCGCAGCAACACCTGCGGTTGGCGTTAAATCAAAGTGGTGCGCTATTGAAGCCGCGTGAGTTACGCATTTTCCTGCGGTAACCGCTGTTGCGGCTAATCGACCATAGGAATAAACAGTGTTACCGTAAAGTAATCGACTGCCTAAAGGAAAGAGTTGAGAAAGTCCTGAAGTAAACGGGTCTACTGTTCCGTATTGGCTTCCACCTTTACCTACAATAAAATCAGCTGGTCCATAACCAGTTGCTGCAACATATTGAGTATGTCCACCAGCATCTGTAAAGATATTACCGTCTGAATTAATTACTAAACCATCGGTGATGGCTCCAGTTGCGGCTGTTACGTCAATAGTTTTGAAACCGTTTTCAGACCGGACGGGTCCATTAAATGTAGAATTGCCCATAATTTTTTCTCCTGAAAAAATAAGTCTTATCGTCGTGGGTTGTCTGCTAGGTCAGTCGATAAAACAAAAGTAATAAGTCCTAGTCCTCTGATTGTATATCATTCATCTATAAAAGAAAAGGGAGCCGAAGCTCCCTTTAATCAACTCAACTTAATGAATTATGCTCCTGGAGATCCAAAAATACCTCTCCAATCACTCCAACCAAAGCTGTAACGCTCTCGAGCCTTGTATCGTACATTACCAGTTTCGAAGTCGCCTTCCATACTAGTTGATACAGCAGTTCGAACGAAGTGTTTAAGTCCGTTAGGAACGTCAGTTTTGATGAAGAACGCATCAGTATCGGTTAGATAATGGTTAACAACATAGCCTTCTGAGATCATTCCCATATTTCTAAGTGCGTTAATATCATTATCTGAAGAACCAACTCGTCCTGGAGTTTCTAAAAGCCGATCAGCAACAAATTGCAAAGCAGGTGGAATGATTAACTTCCGTGCTTGTGCGTTGACTTTAAGGTTACGTTCATCTTTGAAGTCTGCGATGTCAATCAACGCTTGTTCAAGTGAAGTTTCATTCAAGTCTGCTGCAGTTGATAGCTCATTTTTTAGAGACACGTTAGAAACAGTCGGGTGAGCAGTAGAACATAGCTCTACACCATCACCACCAACATATGAAGAACTAAACGCATTATTCAATACGTTAGCCGCTTTCACTTGCTTAGTCTGTTGCATAGACCGTGCCAGAGCGCGTGTGTATCGTGAAGAAAGAGTATCGTAAAGGTTATCTTCGATAGCTTCTTCGGTCAACGCAAATGCTAGTGCAACGGTTTCGTGTGTGAAACGTGAAGTCCAAGACTCTTGAGCTGTGTCATAAATGACAGCGGCTCCTTCGCCTTTAGTAGGTGCTTCACCAAAACCACTCAACATTACTTCTTCCTCGAACGCTCTTTCAGAACTTTCGGTGTCGAAGATGTCTTCGTGCTCGTTATTATATCGCTCATACTCTAATCCAAAAAGAGCATGGAGTCCAGGAACTAGTTCTTTAACTAGTTGTGCTCTGTTAATCGCCATTAGTTATCTCCTTAGATTAAACAGCAAATGTGTTAGTCGGGAATGTGAAATATCCTCTCGCAAAAGCACCAATTTCGTTGCTTGGTTGCGAGGCGAATCCTACACATAACGCTACACCACTTGAAGTAGTTGCGGTTGCCCCTTCCTTTGATCTACCGTTGACAGTACTGCCAGCCGTAGTAGAAAGAGTATATTTAGACCCAATAAAACTTACAGCAGGAGTTCCTGCGGTAAATTGAGCCTCGTAGACGACAGCAGGATCATTATAAATCAATGCTTCTGCGTCCTCTCCTCCTAGTGTCGCAACACCACCAGTCCAAGTCTTTGAAAACGTTGGAGTGCCATCGGTTGCTGTAAAAAATACCCCGTAGAACACACCTATGGGGGTGGTAGTCGCCGTGCTTTGAATTACGTAACCACTTGATAAAGTTACAACATCTCCACTGAAGATTGATGCTGAAGTTTCACTAGCGATTCTCATTTTCGCAGGACGAATAACACCACCATACATGTGATATGCAGGTGTAAAACCATCGGGTTTATCTGTATTAGCCATTGTAATCTCCTTTGCTAAAATACATAGTTATTGTTTAATTGCCTTTATTGGCGTTTTTACTACCAAACGCAACTTTAGAACTCCTTTGGATGTCTCCATCTCGTATAGGCATTCTGCCGTCACTTTCTCGCATAAAGTTATGATCTACACCGTCCATAGCTGATTTTGCTTGGTCTGAAAAATAAGCTGTTCGCTCATTTGCGGTTTCGATTGGTACTTTTGCTAGAATTAACCCACCAACTCCAATTATTCCCGTGTTGCTTCCGCTGTCTATAGTAGGGGCTTCGAATTCAGGATGATCTTCTGCTCTCACAGGTTCATATCCTTCTCTAATACGTTTAGACATATTAGATTTATCATCTTGTCCTCTAGTAGCTTCACGAATCCACCTAAATTGATATCCAGGAGGTGCTTCAGGGGCGTCTAACATTGACGGGGGTTTCCAGGGTGTTCTGCGAGTTTGAGAGGCTCGTGTCTCTGCAGATCGTGAGTTACGACCAGTTATGACATCTTTTTTATCGTCAGTCATTTTTATACTCCTTCAATATGCTTGGCATATTCTTCAAGCGGCACGTTCAGTCGTTTAGCGATTGCTACTTGACTGGGGGATAGCCTGATTTTGCGTGAGGATTTTTTACCACCAGCACCACGGCTAGAGGCAGCAACCTGTTGCACGGGGGCAGATTGCTCTTCTGAAAATCTATGTGGAAAATTATCTTGCATACGTTTATCTACTTCAGAGTAATACCTGTCAGAAGTTGGGTCTACTCCGCCTTCGACAAGTTCTTTATGTATTCCAAATGCTGCAAACGTCATTGCTTGGTCATCTCCAAACCATGCATTATTTGCCGCCCATCGCTCTGCTTTTGGGTCGGGTCCCTTCGCCTGAGGCTGTAGTGTTGGTTGATACGCCTGAACCGGAACCTGTTGTGGTTGGTTTCTCTCTCTAATGTTTTGCTGAGCAGATAATCTTCTTAAATTTTCTGCTTCTGCGCTTACCCTAGAGAGTGTTTCAGTTGCATCGGCAACCGCGCCACCATCTCCTGCGTCTTGAGCCTCCCTTAAATTTTGTTTAGCTCTTTGGATTTCTGATTGTACTCTATTATCGTACTCTTTGAAAAGGGAAGAATCAGAGTTTTTTAATTTTTCCTTTAAACCACTTGCTGTTTGATTAACGCTTTGAGCATAGTGAACTGCCTCATCCCGTTGTCTTTCAGCTTCTCGCATTTTATAAGTGAGCTTATCAATACGTTTTTGTACTGAATCACTTATTTCGTCTAACTCGTCTTTTATCTCCTTTTCAGACACAACGTTGTTTTCAAAAGTAACTTCGCCTTTAATTGAATCGTCAACGTCTGCGGCATGTATATCAACTTCCCCTTCGGGAAGAACTAGTTCTATACTATCTTCTTCATTGTTTTGCATGAGTATTCCTCAAGAATGTTATGATAAAATTGCTTCGGGATTGTCAATACAGGCTAAAATCTCATCATCATTTAAAAGACGCATATCGCCACCTTCTATTTGAAAACGAGCACCCGCATATCTGCCAAAGATTACCCAGTCACCTTCCTTACACCAAGCTCCCTCAGGAAACTTATGCAAGTCACTATACGCATCTGGTCCCACCGAAACAACATAGCCAACAACAGTTGCAAGTTTTTCTTTGTCAACAGTTGACTTAGATAAGTGGATACCTCCTTTAGTTACAGAAGATTGTGTGAAGGGCAATATTAAAATACGATACCCAGTTGGACGGGGTAACGAATCTGCATGAGCTTCTAAGTTTTCATGTGTTATTACATTTTCAGGTGCTTTCGCAGGAACAGCATCACTTCCAAAAAACGGCAATACTCGGTCCGGAACAGTTGTGGTTTCGACTTTATCAGTCATTTGCATTCTCCATATTAGAATGTAGGGTTTGAATCTCCTGTTCACAGAAACTCAAACCTGCGATTTCACCAACGATCCTTTGGTATTGCTCAAAGTCCTCAATACTTCCAGAAGCCAGCGTGTGCGTAAGAGCTTCTTTTCTCTCACGATATTTACGAAGCAAATGCTCCGTAGCTAAGATATAGTCCACTTATTTAATTGACCTATACCAAAGAAGTCCTTTTGTTTGTCCGTTTGCTCCTTTGACTTTTGCTTTTTGGGGCGTATCTAAACAAACTCCGGCTTTTACCGATTCAGTTTTAGTGTTGTCGGTTATTGACGACTCACTAGATTCTGAACGATTCGATTGTTTAGAAGGTGAAGGAAAACTCTTCATTTTGTCGTAATACTCTCGCATTATTTTTCTCCGGTCGGGTTTCTACTTTCTCGAACTATTTTAACTAGTTCTGTATAGTTCTTTTCAGCATCTGTTTTTGCTTTTTGGTCAAGCCCCTGCAACTCTATCGCAGACTTAGTGTCTTGTACTTTTAGATCTGCGTCTATTTTCTCACGTTTGATTTGCGCATCTAGTTGTGCTTTCATCTCAACAAGCTGTGCGTCTCGTGCATCATCCTCGGTTTTTTGTGCTAACTGTGCTTGTTCGTGTTGCAGTTGTGCCTCAAACATTTCACGTTGCGGATCTTGTTGTGCTACCGCTTCGGCATCGGCTAGTGCCTGTGCTTTACCCGTAACTTCTTGTGTTGCTTCTGCGGCCATCATAGCAATTTGATTCATTGTTTCTGGATCCATTTCAGCACCGTCTAACTCAGGAAGTGCCTGACCCATTGCCTGCTCTATTTGCTGTTTATAAAGCATTGACTGATGTTCTTGGATATTAGCACTAATCGCTTGAGAGGCCCCCTCATTATCAAACATCATAGGGTTTTCTAAAAAAGCAGAATGAGCGTTAATATATGCGTCATGATTTTGGAATGGATACGCTTTTATAGGATTACCTGTTATAGCCGCTTGATGCTCACTAATAGGGTCTCTAGCCGGAACTTCTGTTTCAGGAGGCAATAATGCGTCAATATCTTTAATATTTAGCGCAATATACATTTTTCGGTAAGATTCCCGTAAATCATGCAATTCTGGGGCGGCTTGAGCCATTTGTAGCTGTGTTTGAGCTAAAGTGATTCTTTGGGTCATACTGAAGATATTTGGGTCACTTACGGGGATAACATCAACAGAACTATCGAAATCTTCCTTAAATACGTTTTCTGAAGCACCTTGGACTTGATAAGGGTATTCGGGGGGTAAAAACTCACCAAATACTCTTTTTAATATTTTAAACTCAGTTCTTTGAGCATAATGTAGTCGTTTGTGGATTGCGGACATAACTCGCTGTCCTTTCTCCATCAACGCTACCGTTGTTCCAACAGGGGCTTCAGAGTTTCCGTCTCCCGTAGGGGCTTCTACAGTAGCGGCAAATCGCTTACCCGAATCAACTAAAGCACCTAATAATGTCGTTAAAGTAGCACTTGGCTCTTTATACGGTAAAGGTAAAAACGCATCTTGTAACCGACCTCCAGGAGCGTCAACATCTCTCCATTCTCCTGGCTGTAACGGGTCATCATGTCGTTGAATATTCAAGCCACGTGCTTTAAATCCAGCAGGAAGGTTAGAAAGCGTTCCCGCGTCAATTAATTGACGTAAAATTGCAGTAACTGACTTAGTTAAGCCCCCCATCATGTGGATTAATCCAAAACCGTAAAACCCTAATCCAGGAAGGAACTTATAATGAGTAAAATGTTCAATTTTCTTGCGCATTGGGTCGTTTTCGTTGTAGTTGGGCCTAATTGCAAGGATTTTGTTGTTATCTTTGCAAATAGTCACTACATACGGAAGTGCTACGCCTGTTTCTTCGCCATTTTCGTCTAAATCTTCGTGACCTTCTAAATCTAGGTCGACATGTATCTCTAATATAGTGAATTCTTCGTCACTTATTGTTCTAGTTAACCCTTGTAGCTCCTCTAACTTGTCCGTAACTTCGGTATTCTCCATACCGCTTCCAGGAGACATCATTTCAAGGTCTCTATAGAAGCCCGAACGCTGTAATTTGCGTACTTCGTTCTCTGTCATGTGAATTACATGAGTAATTCTTGGAGAGGTTAGTAAATCTACAGCATAATAAGGAACTACTAAGTCCTCAGACTTAACAAAACGCGCTACAGCACGTCCAACTGCGGGATCGTAATAAACTTTTTTAAACGCAGAACCTGATAAAGGAAGATAAAACAATAATTGGTCCATTTCTGGATCATATTCTTCCATTTTGTACGTAATTTGGTAATTCATGAAGTTTTTAACACGATTAGCTTTTTCTAGCTTACTATCATCGGTTATACCTAGAACTTCAGTGTCTACGGGACCACCTGCGGGTAACATTTCTTTGTAAGCTTGTGCTTGAAACTGCGTTACCGCTTCTGCAAGAATTGGATGGTGTACTCCAGAGGCTCCAACAAACGGTTGTGTTCTATTACTAGAATTAATTCCTAATAGATCTAAACCTTCTACGTATGTTTGAAACCAATCTGTTCTAGAATCTAGATCATCTTCAAAAGAACCAACTAATTCATTAGCTATTGTACTTAGCTCTCTATCGTCTAGCGTTTCCGCTAAATTTTCTCCAAACTTAGACGGTTTTTCGTCAGGCATATCACTGCCTCTGATTATTGAACCGTCAGGTTGAACAAAAAGATCTGTTTCTTCTTCCGGTTGTTGCATAAGTTCTATCTCAATGTCTTCTTGAGAGTTAGGAACCGCTGACAACATTTGTTTTTCAATAGCCATAGTGATAAATCATAGTATGATTCTGATTAATAATAAACCCTTTCCCTTTCATAATACTCTTCTTCTTCAAAATAGTCACTGGTTAACTGCAAAAAGCCGCCTTCTCTGAATCGAGCCAACGCTAACGTGGTTGCATCTACTAAATCATCATTTTCTCCTGAAGGGAAATCTGAAACTTCTTCCATGAGTTCTTCACCAAAACGATTATCCGGAACCCAAACGCGCCCGTCTTGGAAAATAGGCGATACTGAGTTTAATCTAGCTATCTTATCCTGACCTTTTCCTGGAGAAAAAGTGTTGACAGGAATACCAACTCTACGTAATTCTTGAACTAATGGAATTCCTGACGCTTTTGCTTCAATAATAACAACATCAGGACTCCAAAATTCATACAAACGTAATGCTTCCGCTTTTAACTCAGGGAAATCAAACCGTTCTTTAATACAGTCTATTAATATTAAATGAGCGTCATTGCCATGATAAATCTCGTCACCGATTTTACCCTCAGGATAAAATACACCCCATGTTGTTATAGCCGTAAAGTCAGCTCTTTCGCTCTTTAAAAACGCTGTATCATAGGATTGTATTAAATAATCACATTTAGGCGGTTTATTTTCATCCCAAATCTTAAACCAATCTTTAGGGATAATAGAAATACCCTCGCCTGTTGGCCGTTGCATATACTGTGCCGCCCACTTAGACGGGCTAACTGATGCTTTAATGCTCTCTAATTCAGCTAATGACCAATATTCTTTCCAAAGAGGCTTACCACTAGGCAATATCGCAGGAAATTCTATAATTTCCCATTGATCAGAACCTTCGTCTTGTGCCATTTTTCTTGTTAATCTACCCGTTAGATCTTTTTTATTCCAACGAGTCATGACTATTACGATTGCCCCTCCTGGCTGCAACCGTTGACGAGGACCTGCCATAAACCATTCATACGCTTCGTCCATCGCTTTATCAGACATCGCATCTTGCTCAGAATGAGGATCGTCAATAATAAACAAATCCGCGCCCCTTCCCGCTAATGCTCCACCGATACCTGCGGCATAGTATTCTCCGCCTTTGTTTGTTAACCATTTACCCGCACTACGGCTGTCGGCCTTTAGCTCAGTCTCTGGGAATAACTTGTGGTATTCTTCTCCGTCAATTAGATCTCGGGTCTTACGTCCGAAGTTAATTGCAAGATCAGCGGTGTGTGTTGCTTCTATTATTTTTAACTTAGGATTTTTCCCTAATAGATACGCAGGGAACAAATGAGAAGCAAACTCGGATTTCGTGTGACGTGGCGGCATATTGATAATTAAACGCTTTAACTTACCACTCGCTATATCATCAAACGCTTTAGCCATCTTTACATGGTGATCGCCATTGATAAAATCAGCCCAGATAGCCTTAACAAAATGCATAAAGGTACTGGTGGATTCTTCTTGGAATTCACGCTTAGTAAGCTCTTCTAATAAAACGGTAAACTCTTTAGCTTCCGCTTTAGTTAAATGCGATAAGTCTATGCTTTTTAACGCTTTTAACTTCTCAGCGTTACTACTCATCTAATAAATTTCTTAAATAATCATCCAAATAGGGCTTATCGCCTGATTTTTTTGCCATACGGTCTTTCACTTCCTTCTTTATGGCAGCAAGTTCTTCGGGACCATATCCTGGTAAGTTATCTGAGTCACTAAGAGCGTCAGACAACTTTCGCGGCATAAGTTCTCCCTCTACTGTCGGCGATAAAGTCCTTAATCCACTTTTTCCGCCTTCAGACGCTCTAACATTAGGAAAACCTAACATATCTGCCGCAGTTGGTTCCTGTTGTTTTTGTAACTCAGTGTATTGTTTAGAATAGTTATACGCTTCTTCTCTATACATTGTTTCTTTTCTTCGGGCAGGATCTCCGTCGAAGGGGATATTACGCTTTTCACGTTCCGCATTGTGTCGTGCTTGCCTCATCTTTTTTGCTATTATACTAAGGCGTTCTGATACCGATTTAACAACCTTCGATGCCGGAATAAAAGGAACCATACTTAGGATTGACATAAGTCCGCCCCCAAGATGATCGCCCTTCTTTATCATATCGACGCCTTCACTTACGCCTTGTACATCACCTAAAAGAGGAATCATTTCAGCCAACATAGAAAGATTCTTTCCCTGCCGCTGTGCCGAAGCGTTATTAGAAATCCCGTTACGCTTTAAAAACTCAGTAATACGTTGCCGCTGATCCTCCAACGGGGACGGTTTGTATGCTTTTATTGTTCCGTAATCTTCTTCCACTTCACCACCATCGGCTAGTCTTGGAACTTGAGTTTTCGCCATTTCAAATAAAAAAGCAATATCTTTATTATTAACCGACCGACCGGATTGCCCTATTTTTGTTATCTCATTTGAGACCCATTCATTCATTTCTCTATCGCGTAACCTTGATTTAAGCAGTCTAGGATCAGCGAATTGAGAAAGAACGGTTTCCTGACCTAAAAGCTCATCAATACCAAGCCCAGCAACATCGGTGTTGCGGAATCGCTCTCTGAACTCATCATCCGAATTAAGTAAGTTACGCAACTCCTCTGCCGCATCATCAGAAAGATCGCCCATGTACATATCTAAAAAATTATCGCCAGCCATATTGAAATAATCCGGTTATTGCCCAAGTATATGCCAATTTGTTGATATTTTAAAATAAATAAAGTAAAGAAGTTAAACTTGGGGGTGGAGTCCTTGGCTCGGAAATCTATTCCCGCGCCAACAAATTATTTTTTAATGCCTCTATGAGATAATCATAGTCAGCTACACCCTCGGGATTTTCTTCATCAAATAATGCTCGCATATAATCATGCGCAGTTTCCGTGCTTACATTTTGCAAGCGCACAGGTCCGTGTCGGTTAGAGTCCACAGGACCAACACTACCAAAGCCTCTATGAATTGACTCATGCGCCTTCGTGTGTGCTGCTTGTTTAGGGTTTGGATTTCGATTTAAAACTGTCAGGTCATCGTACGGAGAATAATACGCACCAGCCTCTATTCCGTATCTTGGAAAGTCTCCAAAGTTTTCACTTTGCTTTTTAAGGCTTTCCTTATCTTGCTGCATGAGGTGGCTAAATGCCTCCATGTTGAGTCTGTTTATGTCTCCTGCGGGTTCTGCAAGGTCTCCCTTTAACGGGGAAAACACGTTCCGCATGTATTTATTGGTTAAAAGTGTCGATTCGGGTAACGCTGTTCTATAAACATTAGGCGAACTTTCATATTTTTGACCAGCACTAGCATACCGTCTGCCTCTCTTCTCTATCGGAGAATTGGTCAACGACTCTTTCCCTACTCTTTCAGGGTCTCCGCCATGAAAACCCCGACCCTGAGGATCATTTAGTTTCCTAGCCATACTATATCGCTGGACCTGTGCCTCTTTAATTAACCCCATCGCCTCGTTAAAAGGCAACACAAAATCCATTGCCATGACCTGTCTTTGTGCTGGCTCAGGTAAATACATTAATAAATCTTTAGGAAACGCAATAGGATTCGCATCCTCACGATAAGCCGTGTGGTCCCACGTCTCTCTTTTAGTCGGATCGATACTGAAGCTATACTCTAAATCTTTTAATCTATCAGGATATTCGGCCATTACTCCTCCTTGTCCGAATCGCGGTAATACTCAATCACCGATAACGTCTGCCGTATGTAACGCTTGACCTCAGCCATATTGTTAGATAAATTCTCGTATCCCTTGTTCGTTAATCCGTAATACGCCTGCGAAGGAGCCTCGCCATTCTCCAAATCAACTAAATACGCGGCCATCGTGTCCGGTGTCAATACCCTCCACTCAACAGGCATCGGTGTAACCTGATTAGGTAACGGGGGATGATACATCGGGGCAGGAAGCTCTATCGTAACAACCTCAACAGGCCTTACCTCCGGTACACTAAAACTTGGAAACGATGAACAACCGCTACTCAGAACTATCGCTACTACTATCAGTAATCTCTTCATCAAACTGCCTCGGATCAGTTAAAGCCTGTAACTCCCTACCTACTCGAGCCGTTCCCTTGTTAACAATACGCTCAATTAATTTAGGCTTAGACATAGATAACATATTGAGATCATGCCTAGCAAATGTCTGCTTTAAACGATTGACCTCCTCCTGTGCCTCACTGCCCTCGCTTGTGAGAATCGCAATACGGGCCTGACTGTTCTTTTCTCGGGATAACTGGTCCGCGATCTGCTGATTCTGCTTCTCAATCGAATTCTCAAGCAATAACTGGTTATCCATCGACTGCTGCAACTGTGTGACCAAAGCTAACTTCTGAGCCTCCGCCTTATCATAATACAGCTTGAAAGAGCCTAATGAGGCTAATAATAATAGGCCAACAATACCCGCAACTTTAAATCCCATCCCTAAAGTATATTCCAAAAAATTTTTTCTCGCAAAATTTTTACATCTGTAAACTATATGCAAACAAAGACGCAAGTCCAGGGGCGGGTGGGTGGGGCCACGCCGCGACCAAAAAGGGGGGGGAGGGGGGGTTTATATACGGGTTTTAGGGTACAGCGGGAGGCGAGCAAGCGCGAATTACAGGCGTAAAAAAGCCCCCTGAATTAGGGGGCTAGTTAAACTAGGCTAGACTAGACTACGCTGATAAACCCTTGCGCTACTAACCGCGCCCTGTAGTGTGTCCATATCTTAGATGGGGTTTGTACAGTGTTAAGACCTACCGCATCTAGTGCGCTACCTTTACCAGTAAGACCTTCACCTACTAGCTGTTCAGTAGTAAGGGTATACTTAGGGGCTTTGACTAACGCCTCTATTATCTTAGCCGCCTGAGGGGGTAACTTCCCAGTAGTCTTAAGTAAGGTAATTGTATCATTACTATAACTGCGCCCAATAGGTGCGGTAAAGTTTGGGTTAATACGACTATCTAAGTTAGCCTTAGCATTAGCGACTGTTTGACCTGTAACGATTTTAGTTGGCTTGTTCATAACTTTCTACCTTTCTATTTAGGGGTTAAAAAGTGGCAACCCCTTAGCCACATTACAAGTGTATTGTATACCTTAACTACTTTACTTACTAGTCTTATTTTAACTTTATTTTAACTTAGTTAGTTTAGTTAGTTTAGTTAGTTTCTACCCTTTGTCTCTTCGTCTCTTCGTCTCTTCGTCTCTTCGTCTCTTCGTCTCTTGTTCGCGGGTTTATCTCTTCGTCCCTTCGTCTCTGGTTCTTGGTGATCGGGCTGAGTAAGAGATCGCGGGACGAAGGGATAGAGTAGAGTAGAGTAGAGTAGAGTAGAGCGATAGAGTAGAGTAGAGCAAGAAGGGACGAAGGGATAGAGTAACACTAGTCGAGACTAACGAACTCTCCCTCGATCACATTGGATCTTCTCTTGATCATCTCTTCAAGTCGCACAAGTATGTCGTCCTTTGACATCAGATCGATCTTCGCGGTCAGTATCTCGCGCCTATCTATGTAGAGTCCGCCCGCCTTGCCACGATGGACCTCGGCGGTGATGGCTGCGGATATCTGACCTTGGTCCTTTGCGTCCTCCCTCAGCTCATGGAGCGTGGACAAATGGTTCTCCAGAGAAATTGAATCCTTCTCTGAGGCTGTGATTTCCAAGTCAATGAGGTAGTTTCGAACCATCGGGTTATGATTTAGTAGAACACTTCCTTGTGTCTTAGCACCCTTCCGATCTTTCGTATACCCTGCTTTAACAGCCGCGTCGGTAGCTGTTTGTCCTTTGATATACTCCTTGCAGAACTTCTTTTGCTTTGAGTTGAGCGGTTGCCACGTCTTACCCTTGTCATCAACAAACGCAGTACCATCTTCTGTGGGTATTAATGGGGTGTATTTCAGTGCTTTCATCGTATCTCCTGGGTCGCATAATGATATTGATATATTAGTGTAAAACAATATAATTATATACTTTTCTTATGCCCTCTAGGTATCTTACTACTCACTTGTAATAACTAATAGATTATCTATTACTTTTGCTCATACCAACAAACCACTGACCGAGACACACACAGCTCGATTCTATTAGTCTATTAGCGATATTAGCCAATCGACGAATGTTTTTTCATAAAACTTTTTTAATTCTGAGATAACAATACGATAGGCGAAAAAAAGCCCCACGATCGTGAGGCAAGGGTCTTTCAGGGGTTTTTCTTTTTTCTTTCTTCTTCTATTATGAACAGCACAAAACAGATATGTACTGCTCCTAGTATTAGCAGAGTGAGTGTATCAAAGTTCATAATCTTTCTCCTTATCCGTGATTCCAGTAAACCCGTTCTTGGGTTTCTAACACTTCTATTAGGGCAGAGCTCCCTCCCCAGTTGTTTATCACAGGGTCGAGAGATTCTCCTCCTTTCACAAGGGTGTTTTGCCAAATATCTTCGTAGCCCTCGATAATTTCACGAATTGTATTGTCGTCGTGCGGACAAATACAGACTGGGATCGTGTCGTAGTCGCCTGTTTCTATGAGGATTTTAACCATTCCGTCCATTACCGTTCTCCTTAGTTAAAGAATAAATCGGATAGAGTTACTGTTTCTAGCAATGCGGTAAACGCATCGTCAACCGCTGATTCGGTGGTTTCCCAAGTCTTTTCACTTTTTGTGTAGACTACACAATTCTCAAAGCTTGCTGAGTCTTCTTGGTCATAGCCGTCGAATATAATAAACGCTACACTCGAGTCGTCCATACTTTCTAGCCTTCCGGATAAGTGACTCATCGTTTTGCTATCGCTAATTTCTTGATTTATAGCGCGTAGTATTTTGACGCCCCAGTGATTCTCTAAATGTGCTTTGGTACATACTATCATATGTTTCCCATTAGTTTCGGTGGTTTGGAAATCCACATAAAGAATTCCTTGGCCTAATTCCTCGGTCTTCGGACTCATAGATTCTGATGTATCGTACAGGCAATCTCTGTCAAACTCGAAACCGTAGGTAGGTTCGGTCAGTACACCCTGATCTGCAATCCAACTAGCTCTTGGTGATTGCCAGTTTTCGTTTACTTTGCATATTTGCCAAAGGTTTCTTATATATGCGGGTCTTAGTTGTTGATGTTGATAGCTCTTCATCGTGGTCTGTCCGAACTTAAAACAACTGTTCAGTATTTCCATCTTCGCTTCTATATCTTTCACGATTACTTCGTTTAAGTTTTCCATAATCTTTCTCTCTTTCTAAGGGTTTTGGCTAACCGTTTAGCTAACCTACCTTTATTATAGCTAAGAAAAGTAAGGCAAAGTACCAGTAGCCCACGCCTGTTTATTTCTTTGAATCTTCTCTTCGCTTTTTGAACTCACGTTCTTTATCCCCTATTACCAGAACCGCGCCCCATGCTGCGAACACGAACAGTCCTATAATCACAACCCCTATTAATTGTTCCATTATTGGTCGCCTGTTGGATTACCTACCGATGTCCTTTATGTTGTCGGTGCTTATCACTTGATACGCTCCTTTATTGTACGCTGGTGCGATGGTATGGGTAGATGTTTTAATCAGTTCAGATCTATCTACAATACTACAGTCCTTGTTTGTATCAGTAGAGTAGAGTAGAGAGGCCGACTTATATTGTTTGGTCTCTCTGCGATAGTTTTCTTCTAGTGGTGGTTCTTTGAAGACAGGGACATATCGTCCGGTCTTTCGCGGTAGGGGATTTCTTTTACGTCCCGAGGTGGTGTGTCTCAAACTTCCGAAGGTCAATGTCATGGTTGTCTCCGCATTTCTATTCGAGCAGGGATCACGTCGGTATTATTACATTGATCACAGCACCGTCCATCGTTGATAGGTAGGGCATTGTGTCCGTTAGCCCAGTAGACCACGCCTTCGTCATTGGTAAGTGGTTTGATAGGTTCTTCGCAGATACTACAGGTACGGTTGTCGCCGCATTTGGAGTTCATCACTCGGGCAAACAGTGTATTTTTGCCTGTTCTTCTCTTTTTCTTTGAGGGTTCAATAGCAGGATACTCTTTCTGTAACCGTATCCAGTCTTCTCTTAGATCGCTCATCAGATTAAGTCCTTTAGTTTGGCATCGTTCATGCCTAATACTTGGAATATCTCTTTGAGCTCTAGATCGACTGATTTCGTGTTCAGGAGAGTAGAGTCGAATACTTCATCAAAGAGTTCATTGATTCCTCTAAGTCGATTTTTATCATAGACTAGATCGCCTCCACTACAGACAACGGCATTGTCTTCTTTACTGAAGGGTGAGACATAATGGGACTTGCTTCTCGCCATTTTCGCTCGAGCCTTTAGCGCGTCCTGAAACTCTTCGTAATGAACAGCACCTTCATTACATACTTCTTTGGTCTTGAGATCTCGTAATACAAACATATCATTCTCCTTTCTGGGTTAGCTTACTTTATAAGTATAGCAAAGAAAAGCGTCAAAGTAAACCAGTTAGCTGGCTACGGACAAGGCCACGCTTTTCAATAGTCGATACTTATAGGTCGCCCCATGATGACTGCCTTTCTTTTTAATCTTGGGGATTGTTACGGTGATGAAGGTAGAGTCGGTGAACTTATGCTTTCCTGATCGAATGCCGTTCCCACCCCCGAATTGGATCTCGTCAAACCCCGTTACGTCTGCTACTTCAAAGGTAACAGAGACTCCAAACGTGTTGTTGTATCCGACAAAATCGCGTACCAGTGCTCTTGCGGCTAGTTCAACTGCTTCGATCACCGTCGCACCTCGTCCCCAGACGACTGTCCCTAGTCCAGTATTGGCGTAGGCTAGGTAGTCTGGCTCGGTCTTATCAATATCTTTACTCATGACTCGATCTCCTCTAGGTCGTCATCTTCCAAACCGTCTGTTAGATATCCAACATCTAGTTCGCCATTGTCTCTGAACAGTTTGACGCTACCGTCTTTATTGAGCAACTCATTACCGTCCTCGTCTACTTTGAAAAATTGTAAGTCCCACACTCCGATTACATAGGCCATCAGGATTCTTCCTCTTCTTCAGATTCATTTACGATTTTACACGCGAGGTTCCACGCCATCCATGCGCACGTATTCGCGACGATGGCCTCACTACCATGAAACAATGCCAGATAATCCTCAAGTGCTTTCATATCCTTAGGGGTTGCAAATACTCCGCCAGGAACAGGAGCGATGCGAGGACTCAACGGTTTAAATGGTTCGATTTTCATGATATTTCCTCTTCTTGCGGGAAAAGACCAGCAACTGCGGTTAGTGCCATCTTTTCGTTTTCAGACATTAGAGCTTTCAACTCTAATTCTTTGATACGCTCTCCTAATTTCTGGTTAATCTGTCGTTGTATTTTCATAGATTCAACTAAATGGTCTAGTGTACCAACAACATCCTGAAGAGCACTGAGTACTGTTTCTGTTTCTGTAACTGTCATACATTTCTCCTTTCTCGTTTATGAAATAACCTAACTATTTAAAGTATACCAACCAGTAAGCGAAAGTAAACCAGTAGCCCATAGGTTAGTTTTTCCTCCAGATTCGGACACCTGATATTTCGTTTTCTAATCGATAACGTAATATAAAGTGTTGCTGAGGGTCTTGCTTTTTCCCATACGATCGAGTAGATTGGGCTAATCGATTTTTCATTCGAGTTCCATTGTCCCCTTCGTTGAGGACCAGGAAGATAGAGTCGCCTACTGACATTTTATCAAAGGGATATCTTGAGTCAGATCGGGTATCAGTAGGTAGAGGGATTCCGATATCAATTTGAATCCCTGTGTCGGTGTCTCTTGTAAATATCGCATCATTTATTTCCATTAGTAGTACCCTGCGGCCTCCATCATTGGTTCATCGTAAAATGCACTAATATTAAAATCAGGGCATTGCTCTCGTAACGCTTCGATCACCGCCATCGGTGGTCCCCACGCAGTATCAAATGTATATTCAATACGTTCTCCGATCTCGTGGTCAACGATTTCGGAGTCATAACTATTCCACTTAGTTCCCCAATTAGTGATAGACCAGTCGTACCAGTTATCTGCTCCGTACTTTTTACGCAATCGAGCGTTTTTAGTCTCGTCAGGCGGTTCTGCTCCGTAGCCTTTTGTGGTGTTTTTTAGTTCGGAAGGCATCGGGATTATGGCGTTAAAATCGAAAACAGTATTTTGTTCGTCGTCGTCATGAAGAGAATCGACTACTGATTCAAAACTCACGGTGTCTGAGTCGCCCACTTCGATGATAATTTTGTTAAAACAATGATTTGGCACAATATTTCTCCTTTCTTAGTTGTCTTTGAATCCCACAAGCTTTTCTACTGCTTCATAAATAGTGTTGGTAACGATAAAGCCTTCATCGAATGTTAAGTCTTGAAGTAGGTGGTTTTCTTTCAAGGCTAAGTAAATTTCTCTCGAGAGACTACTTAGATTAGTGTTGTAAGCTGTTCCGTCTTTTTTCTGTACTTCTATTTCCACGAAATTCTCCTAAAAAAGTAGGTGCACAAGTTGCCCTGTGCACCCGATTCATTACGCTTTCGCAAAGTAGCCTTCTTCAACAAGTCGTTTTGCATAGAACCGGAAGATTCTTAGCGGATCTTGGCCTGTTGTTAGTGCGCCTTGCTTTACTGCAAGCGAAACCAGATCCTGTGCTGTAAAGCTAGAAGATACTAAATCAGTCTTCTTAGCCTCCATCACAGTCAAAATCAACGCATTCATCTGCGGTGTTTTACCTTCTGGTTTTTTACCTGTGAACTTGTATAAAGTTCTTGCGGATGCCTTACCTGTTTTCGTAGGTTTAGGCACTGCGGTTACTTTAGCCTTGCTCAATGGCTTGGCTATTTTCTTGGTTGAACGGCTTGGTTTCTGTACTGTGAAACGGTTGCCTCCTTCTGTTGCTGTTGCTATTTGCATGACATTCTCCTTTCTTTGGATCAAAATAATCTACCTTGCGGCAGAACGAATTATTAGTATGCCTCCCAATAACGGGAAAGTAAACCAGTACCCCATAGCGGGATAAAAAAAGATACTAATCTTGGTTAACATACGCTCGAGTAGGTCCACAAAGTAAATTATTTGCTTCATCTACTATTTGCCACAGATGTTTAGTTCCTTCATCACTGGGTATGTCTTCTTCGATTTGCTCTACAAGTTCTCCGAGTACTTGAGAATGTTCAAAAAGTAGAGCGTTCCATATTTTTAGATTTTTTATGAGTTTATCTTTGTCGGTGATTTCCATAACTCCTCCTCCGAGTCGTCACATAGCTTACAGTATCGAAATTCACGCCCTTCTTCATCTTCCCCATAGGAAAGTTCTGTATCATGGGCATCACAGTATTGTGCGTCCTCTTTAGTCCACGGGCAATCAGGTAGTAATTCATCATGATCACCCCTATCTAGCATAGTACTCATTTAGTGCACCGTATCGTCCTTGGAGAAAACAACAAACTCATTCTCCTCTAGGTAGTTTTTCCAAAACATCAAGATAAGCTCGGGATCTGTTACCGTGGTTAGTTCTTGACAACCTTGTG